GTGTAGTTGCTCCTAATGTAGGAGATTATCAGAAGTCTGTTGAAGAAGACTTTACAAAACCACCTGAAGGCACAGGAGGTACTACTACATCAGCAGGCGTAGGCGGTGACACAGGTGGTGGTGGAAGAGGTTTGGCATCACCTACACCAAACTTAACACCACAGCAACAGACTGAGAGATTTGATACTATGGTTCAGTCTGAGATGGATAAGATGCCTACAGGAGCTACTGGTTTTCAACAACAAGACTTTGAGAACTATGTAAATGTGCGTCAACCGATGTCAGAAAGAACTGGTATTATGGGTAAAGTAGGGGGCGCTATAGACACTACTGCAGGATTTATGTTACCTGACTCACAAGACAAAGCCATTAGACAAAGCGCAGCTACTAAATTAATTAACAAAAGCTATGGGTCTAAAGGAGAGTATGATGCACTTATGAATACTGTTAAGCTACCTCCTAAAGGAGATACACCAGACTCAGGAGAGTTAATAACTGATATAACTGACGCTAAAAAGATAACATTTGAACCAGATGTAGCAGAAACTTTCTCTAAAGAAAGAAATGAAGCTTTAGAAGAGGCTAGAAAAGTGACACCGTTGTTTGATAAAGATTCAACTGTTGGTAGATTATCTGAGTCTTTCCTCAGCGGTTTATCAGATAAAGAAAAAGGCGAACTCAGTACAACAGGAAGACGAGTTGAAACAGGCAGATTAATACCAGATAACAAAGGTGGCTTTGTTCCTGAGACTCGTAGGGCTACAAAGCAAGAGGCATTTGAACAGAACGCAGCTGAAATACAAAGGGATGCTATGAATCCATTTAGACCTTCTGAGGCTGAAATGGCGTTAAATGAAGCAAGAAACCCAACAAGCATGATGAGTGGCGCTGAAAGAGAAGAGGCACAAAGAAAGCAAGAGGATGCTGCTAGAAGAGCCGCTGCATTTGAACGACAAAGAGAAAATACAGAAAGACAAAGAGCAGAAGATTCCGCAGGTGAAGAGCGTGGTTCCTTTGGCGCGGAGCCTTCTGTCTCCGACGATAAAAGCATAGTATGCACTGAAATGTATAGACAGACTCAATTAGTAGATTGGCAAAAGGCTATGAAAGTATGGCATACATATCAAAAACGTTACTTAACACCAGAACATGAGATAGGCTATCATTGGCTATTCAGACCTTACGTAACAGGGATGCAAAGTAGTAACATATTGACTAGACTAGGTGCTTTTATGGCTAGAAAACGAACACAACACTTAAAACACATTCTTACAAAAGGTAAAGCAAAAGATGATTTGTTTGGAAATGTGTTTTGTAAACTAATACACCCAACCGTGTATATCGCAGGGAAAATAAAAACTTTTCTCACAAAAATTTAGTATAGGAGATTATAATGAGTGAAGCGATTGCCGCTGTAAAGCAAGACGTTAAGGCTGTGTCTATGAAATACAAAAAGGACCGAACTGACGAACAAGAAGAGTTAAAGCGTTTAGAAGAGGAACGTGCTAACGTAGTACAGGAGCAGAAAGATGCAGAGGCTGACAAAGCCGAAACTGAATCTCTTGACCCTGAAGAGAAGACATTTAAAAAACGCTACGGTGATTTACGCCGATATTCTCAACAAAAAGAACAAGAGTTTAGAGATAAAATTAGAAACCTAGAGGGTCAGATATCTAGTGCCACTAAAGAAGCTATAAAGTTACCAAAGAGTGATGAGGAGCTTGCAGCGTGGACAAAAGAGTATCCTGATGTTGCTAAAGTTATTGAAACCATTGCTACTAAGAAAGCTTTGGAATTAGATAAAACTATGGAGGATAGACTCAAGGCTATTGCAGAAGCAGAAGAAGAAGCTAAGATACGAACCGCTGAGTCAAAGCTTATTCAGATACATCCTGACTTTGAAGATATTAGGAAGTCTGAAGAGTTCCATGCTTGGGTTAATCTACAGCCATTATGGATAAAAGACTCACTATATCATAATGCAACTGATGCACAAGCTGCAGCAAGAGCAATAGACTTGTATAAGCTAGATACAAAAATATCTGATAAAAAGAAGGAGGCATCTGATAAAGGCGCTGCTTCTTTAGTGACAGCTAAAAATACATCTAATGTAGCTAAAACAAAGAGCTCCCAGTCTAATCAGTGGAGAGAATCACAGGTAGCCAAGATGAAAGCTCATGAATATGAGAAAAACGAAAAGGCTATAGATGAAGCTATAAAATCTGGCAATTTCATTTATGACTTGCAAAGATAAAAATTTATTTACTTTTATTTTATTTTGTGGTAAAATATAGTAATTAATAGCGACCCCGTAAGGTTACTCGCTCCAATGGTGCTGTGCAGACGATACACCATACACCCTAAACTTTGAGTACAGCGAAGTTATAGATTTTCCACCGATTCAAACTACCCAGAGCGTAAGCCCCGTCAGGACACCTTATCAACTGGTCTTGTATAGTACGAAAATCTACAATCTTTAAATCATATTAACGAGGTAAACCAATGGCATTTAAAACCGCCGCTGGACACAGTAGTTTACCAAACGGCAATTTTAGCCCGGTAATCTACTCTCAAAAAGTTCAGCAAGCTTTTCGCAAGACCTCGGTTGTAGAGTCAATAACTAATTCTGACTACTTCGGCGAGATTGCGAACTACGGTGACACGGTTAAAATAATCAAGGAACCAGAAATCACCGTTAAGGAGTATGCACGAGGCACTCAGATTACTCCGCAAGACTTGGATGACGAGGACTTCAGTCTTGTCGTTGACAAAGCAAACTATTTTGCTTTCAAGGTAGACGACATCGAAGAGGCTCACAGCCATGTCAATTTCGAATCCTTAGCATCTGACCGAGCAGGCTATAGGCTCAGAGACCAACACGACCAAGAAGTTCTTGGTTATCTAAGTGGTTTCAAGCAAGGCACAATCAACGCTGTAGCAGGCACAGCTAACGACACCGTAAGTGGGTCAAAAGCTGTATCAACTGCAGGGTCTGATGAACTGCTTACATCTATGAAGCTACGTAAGGATAGCTTTGGTAACATCACTACAGGTAGTGCTGGCGACCACTCTATCCCACTAGCACCACGTATGCCGGGCGCAACTGCTCAAGCTACAGCTACTGCTACACCATTGCAAGTTATTGCAAGAATGGGCAGACTGCTTGACACACAGTTCGTCGATACAGATGGTAGATGGTTAGTTCTACATCCAACATTTGTCGAAATTCTAAAGGATGAAGATTCACGTCTTCTCAATGCAGACTTCGGCGAGTCAGGTGGACTGAGAGCTGGCTTAGCTATCGGTAGGCTTCATGGTTTTGATGTTTACATGTCCAACAACCTACCTGCTGTAGGCACAGGACCGGGAACATCAGGGTCAGCAAACCAAAACTCAAACTTTGGCGTAATCGTAGCAGGACACTCTTCTGCTGTTGCTACAGCTGCACAAATCACAAAGACTGAGTCTTATAGAGACCCAGACTCTTTTGCTGATATTGTCAGAGGTATGCACCTTTATGGTAGAAAAATTCTTCGACCTGAAGCGATTGTAACCGCTAAATACAACGTAGCGTAAGGGGGGATTGATAAATGGCAACTTTTGACATGACCTCATCTGCAACCGCAGGTGTAAATTCAAACTCTATCGCTGTAAATCAGGCTAACCGAGCAGGCACTGGAATGCGTATGGTTGAAGCTATTTTAGATATTTCTAAAATAACTGACTACTCATGCACAGATGGTGACATCTTTCAACTTCTTGAAATACCTGCAGGCACGTTCGTGCTGTTTGCCGGAGCAGAAGTGCTCACAGCTTTCAACGGTACATCACCAACTGTAGACATTGACTTTGCCGCAGGTGATGACATCATTGATGGTGGTGACGTATCTTCAGCAGGTTTCCTTGCAGAAGGAACAAACGGACAAGCTAACGATGTTGTAACAGGCGCTGCATCAACTTTCACACAACATGTCACAACGACTGACACTATTGACGTGAAATTAATTG